CGGGCTGTAACTTAAAATCTGAAACTGAGTTGCCTACCAGTTGGTATATCTCTTCCTTGCAAAAAATAAAAAGACGATCACGGAATACCTTGAGCTTAAGTACCGCACTCTCAGTACGGAACGAGCCCCCACCACTTGCGGGGGTAAAGTCAGTCTCAGCAAACGGAGCACTAAAGAAAATCTCAGATGGATTTGCAGATGCTCCAGACAAAAATAAGTGCCCTTTAAATACTACACAATTTGATGGATTGGACGGTGCAGGAGATGTAGTAATATCAGTTACTGTTGTGTTGTTGTATACTGATGCGGCGTTTTGCCCATCACACCACACAACTTTATCAGTACCGTCGTGATTAAATACAGCAAAATCGAATCGGCCTGCGTTTGTACGTCCCGAATCAATTTCAGTCCATGATCCACTTGTTGTACCTTTATACACTTTCTCTCCACGCGCCGCAATAACTTGGTCTTTGTAGAGAACGACTCCGAGTATTTTCTCAGTTGCTGACGATGTTTGAGGTATAATGTTGCTGTTGTACTTCGAGAATCCGTTAATGCGTCGATAGCCACCTGAGATGTCAGGCTCAAAGTTCTGTAGCTGGGTGGCCGCACCCGGAGGTATCGAGAATGTGTCTCGGTCTAATACGAGTCCGCCCCCGAGGCGGACAACGTAGGGGCTAATAGTAGACGCATCTGGCATTATACAGCCCTAAAGTAATCTTTACGATTGATGAGTTCTATGCGCATACGGGTAAGACCTTCTTTGTAGTCTCTTTCAACGAGTTGTGCACTCTGAAGATCTGAGCGTAACATATATGCGTAGTACTTTGCACGGTTAACAATGACGTCGTGAAAACGCTCAGTGATAATCGGAGTGTCCGTATTAGTCGTTAGATCGGTGTGCGTTGAAAAGTACTCATACGTAATAGTATAGACTTTGTCTGGTTCTTTGTACAGACCAATCTTGTAGTCTGGGGTGATGTAAAACTTTTCGGGCTCACCAAGGTGATCATCGCCCGGATCACTGTTTGAACTGAGGTAAATTTTATTATACTCATCGTAGCTAACAAATTCGAGAAGTTTGAGGGATTTGTCTGTGCCCGGATTAAGTATGACAGAGTCTTCGTTGATTGTCTTCAAGTTAGACTCGAGGGTATACTCCCCAGTGCCTGCGATTGTTGTGATTGTGCCGGTAGAGTAAGTAAAAGGCCACTCAACTTCAGAGTTAATGATGTCTTTCTGCGCTTTGTTGATGAAGTCCTTCACCGCACTCTGAATACCGCGTGTTGACGTCACAGAAGTGATTTCAACTTCGTTAAGTTCTCTGAGTACAGCGTTGCATAGTTCAAGGTAAGTCATCTTAAAGTCCTTTTGTAACGTACTTTAATGTACTCAAACCCACTCACCTGTGCGCATTGCATCAGCAAGACGATGGGCACGACGACCTACCTGCTTTGCCCACCGACTATCAAGCATTTGATCAGACGCCTCATCCCAATCCTCATCTTCGATAGCGTCCCACATGTTTGAGAACTTCATAAGTGTCGGAGTACCGAGGTTGAAACCCATATCAACCAATACACGTTGTCGAACTGAGTCGAGCATAGATACCAGAGGTTGTGCCTCCAATAGCTCACGCTCAACGATTTCGATATCGTTCTTGAGAAGATATGCCGCTTCATCGTTTGAGATACCGCGATCCTCGAGGTTACGTCCAACGCCGATGGTTAACTTGTCGGCAGTACAGTGGTAGGGGAAGAGCTTTAAGCCTTCGTGGTCAATGAGTTGTGTAATTAAGTCTTGGGTATTGTAGTCCATTAAATCACCAGTTTTTACACGACCAGTATCTTGCGGTCAGTTTATCTTTTGCTGTATCACACTTGTGTCTTGCACGGAATGACTTACGACGTTCTGGGTTAGACTTTTTGATCTTCATGTCAGGGTCCCCAAAACGAATGAGGCGAACCTTGTCGCCTACCTTTGCTAGTACTGCAAACTTCTTCGGGCCATTGGGAGTTCTCTTTGGTTTGTTGTACCCGGAAAACTTCTCACCACGATATTCAACCGCCACGTGATTTACTCCATCTTTCTGTGTAACCACCCTTTGCCGCTTTCTGTCTCACCTTTGCTTTGTCGGTGTTTGCGACAACCGTCTTACCTTTTGCACCTTCTCGTTTCTTACGAGCCGCAGTAGCCTTGCGCTCTGCTTTGGTCAGGGATTCTGCCTTTGCACGGGGTAGACAACGATCTGGGTTTTTTTTGTCTTTGGATGTCCCGCACGAACCAGCAATGTTTCCTTCGCTATCAATACGGACCCAATCATCTTTGACCCACTTAGCTAGTTCACCCATTACTTAACCTTGTATTACACATCATAATTTAACAAGAGTTCATCATTAACTTCGATATCACATAAGGTAATCAGATTATATACCATGTAGTCATCCCAATCTTGAGACAAAACTAAAAAACAATTAGGATTTTCAGAATGATTTATAAAACCACCTAAGGGTGTTCTTATGTATCCTGCAATCATCGGTACTTTGATGTGAGTGCTACCTAGATCAGCACCTTCTGGTATACTTTGTGTAGAAAATAAACCTAAGCCTTCGATACTACTTTCACCAATAGTTACTTCATCAGGTAAAGGTTTATAATAAAATCTGTTGTATCTAATATTTGCCACGTTACTTACCTTTACGCTTCCCGCCCTTGGATTTCTTTGCGTAGTTAGGATCTTTGCAATACTTTGATGCGGCTAGGTTTGCATACGCTGAGGGGTAGGTATCAAAGGTGCGTTTAGCCCACGCAATACCTTCTGGACAGATCTTGTTACCTTTTTTCTTCTTAGTCTTCTTACCACCCTTTGCGGCTAACTGTCTAGCTTCCGCAAATCGTTCGGTGTAACCTTTTGACTCCATGTGGATGTACCCCCGGCGGGTGTTGTCTTGATTCTAAAGTGTAAAAAAGAAAAAGTCAAGGGCCCCGAAGGGCCCCTGTCTTAGTTAGGCAAATGTTGCCGCAGTTTCAGCAGTGCCGAGTTCTGCAATCACTGCAAACACACGGACTTTACCATCAAATGTTGCTGTGTTAGCAATCAAGTCAATAGTGTCAGCAACGGTGTACAGCTTCATTGTGCCGGCGGCATTATTAATCTCGTGTCCAGTGGCAGTGCCATCGAGAGCCGCAACGTACAAATCATCATCAGTGTCGTCACCGAGGTCAAGAACTGGAGAACCAGTTGATGCCACAGTTAAAACTTCTACGCCAGCGGCAAGCACAAGTGTGTTAGCCTTCATCTCAAGTACTTCAACAGAGTCCGAAGTAGTCAAGCTAGTGGTAGAGAAGTCGAGTACAACTTCAACGATTTGTGGTTTAATGCCGAGGGGGACCCCCGCAACGGCACCAGTAACAGTATAAGTAGCCATTATTCAAGTCTCCCTTAGTCAGTCTTCACAACGCCAACAGCCAATGCTTCTGGACGCAAGACCTTACGGCCAAATACGTGCAGACCACGGACGATGTCGCTGAATGTTTCAGTGGAACGAACAACTTCTGTCTTAGCGATGTGCGATGCAGTCGCTGTAGAAGACATGTGACCCGCAAGTACTACGAAGTCGTTTGTAGTGTCTTGTCCGGAGATTGTCACAACGTCTGTGCCAGAGTTGTTTAGTGCAGTCGTCTTGTAGCAGTTCATGCCAGCAATGTTGCCCTGCATAATGAGACCGTTACGAAGAGGTGAAGTTGCATCGCCAGTGACCTGTACTTCAGCAAACTTCGCACCTGCTTTGAACAGAGTTTCCCAGAAGATAGGAGGTGCTACAAACCAACGATTTTCTTCAGGAATTGAGTTATCGTCCATTGCACGTGCAATTGCTAACATTAAGTTAACAGGAGCATCTTCGTTGCCTGAACCAGTGATGTCAAGAGGAGCGGCGGCCGCACCAAATGTAGATGCTGTGCCAGTTAGACCAGCACCATCAGCCATCGCTTGGAGGACGTTAGCATCGTACTTACGCTTCAGAGAGAACGCACCTGAAGATGTAGCCAACGCTTCAAAGTTAACGTGTGACTGACGCTCTTCGATGTCGTCGATCTTGAACGCGAAAGCATTCGCTTGGTCAACAACCATTGTGATCTGGTCGTCAGCGAGGTCTTGTGGATTTACCACAGCACCACGTGAGTAAGAAGATACAGTGATTGTAGGTTCTTTGATGATGCGTACTGTGTCACCGAAGTTTTCGATTTCACCAGCATAATCAGTGTTTGTGATATCCTCTACAACAGAGGCACGACGGAAAAACTTCAGGACTTTCTGAGAAAAGATCTCAGGAGTAAAGTTACCTGAAGGCAGGTTGTTATGACCTGACGCGCTATTAAAAGCCATGTTATTACCCTTCCTTATTATGAGATAGTTAGGTTTTGTTTAAAGTTATGCTCTATAATCAATTCGGCCTTCAGCACGTGCGGCATCGATTTCACTTTCGATCTTCTCGAACTCCCACGGCTTCAATCTGCCGATCTCAGATGCTTTCCAGATTTTGCCGTCACTGTTTGTTGTTTCCCCTGTTACATCTTTTGATTTAGGGGCAGATACAGATGCGGCTGGATCGTCATCTTTTGAGGACTTGCGTTTTTTGGTAGTCACACCCATGTCAGCTTTGTACAGGTCAACTACTCTTGATGCCCAGACTGCGTCCGTATTATTCTTGTAGATACCGTCTGAAATAGATTGAGGTTGCTCATCGAGCCACATCAAAAACTTTTCATTGGTCTTCAAGTCATTAAAATCCGGATGCTTTGCAAGCAATTCTTTATACGCTGATTGAACTTTTAGTTTTTTCTCTTGACCTTTAAGAGAGTCCACTTCTTCTTTAAGCTCTTTTAAACGATTCTCTGCTTGCAATGAAGAAACTGTCTCGACAACGGCGTAGACATCCGGGTACTTTGCACGGAAAGCTTCTAAATCCTCTGGGGTTTTAGGTAGCTCCGAAGCAGATAATCCGGATTCTTTACCGGCTTGTTGAGCTTGGGCAAGTTCTTGTCGTTCTTGTTTCCACTCTTCAAGCTTTGTGTCGTAGTGACGTTTTAAATCGTCATACCGTTTCTTGTAGTCTGTGTCAGAACCTTCTCGAGATTCTGCGAAGCTTGTTTCGTTTTCTGGAGTAGCCTCATTTTCTGAGGGGTCCTGATCTTCCACCACTTCATCATCATCTTGGTAAACTTCTTCTCGATACTTTCCACGATATAAGCTATCGTCGTTAACTGTTCCGAAAGAGTCGTTTGCCTTATTTGCGCGATGTCCACGTTGTTTTGCCATTATATTCTCCTATCTCACGGGGCCTCATGGCTGAGGGTAGCCGTAGTGTGTTCACGGGGCCCACGGAATTGTGGGGTAGCCGTTAAAATCTATAATTCAATGCGATGCGTCCGGAGCGACCATCATCCATTGCTTCCAGAGTAACGTCACCGCTCTCTGAGAATCTGTACCGAGCACTTCCTCCCATAACGTTTTCGCCACCGGGAAGTTGTGTCTTACTAATATCAACATCGAGAGGTCCAAATGTCGCGCCCATGTTGTAACGCTTCATCTTTGATCCCCCGCCAAATTTAATTGTCTCGCCGCCGTACTGTTCCGGAAGATTTACGCGGCCTTCAGTTTTCATAGTTTGACGTTCAAAACCTGCTCGGATGGATTTATCATCAGACAAAAACATTTGACCATCCATCGCAAAACCGATATTCTTACCTTTCTCGTTTACGACGACGCCGTCGGGGTATTCTTGAGTGTTTGTGCGTTTATCATAGTTAGCTCGAGGGCGTAGGACAAAACCATCACCTTCGTAGGTCGCGGCAACATTGGCTTGTTTGTACGCACTAGAATCTGTCTCGCCGGTACTGCCCTGTCCTTCTACGGAAACAAATCCGCCGGGAGCCATCGCCGCTCCTTCCGAAGGATTAGCTGGCTGTTCGTCTAGGGCTTCAGCTTCTGGGCTCTGCCCATTTTCTTGAACACGATTTTCAACTTCCTGTTTGCCACGGTTGTTGATTTTATTAAGTTTGTCGTATCCAATAATTTTAGCTAACAGAGGAGGAATAACAACTTCACCTTCTGAAACAAGTAAAGATACTGCTCTCTCCCTCTCTATTTTATTCTCATCTCCTGAAATGTCAACACCTTGAGCCCTAGCTTCATAAATTGCATTAAGAATCATTTGTTTGATATCTTCAGATCCTGCAAATTCTACAGCGGCCGCGTTGATAATAAACGTCCCTTCTTCAACTTCTAAGGGTACATCATCGGCAACCGTTTTTGCTTCAGACAAATTTTCTGGACGGTCCCCTACAAAACCTGTAGGACCAGCCCCAGATGTGGGTTCTTGCATTGCCCCTTGCATCTGTTGATCTAGCGTTTCTCCGCCTACTGTTTTTTTTTGCACTACTCCGCCTTCTCTATAAAACAAAGGGTAAATTCGTGGTCCTGCTACGCCTAAGAAACTACGTAGTAAACGACTGCGCGGTCTTGTGAGGGCCGCCCCAACAGGGCTAAATGTTGTTGTTTCTGTAGGGCCATCTCTACCACGTGCTCTTTCT